TTAATTAAATAAAAGTTATGAGAGCAAAAACAATTAGAAAAGTTGCAGAGTCCAAGTACAAATCTAAAGTTAAAGACAATCAAAGAATAATGATTTGTCAAAATTCTGTACCTGGTGGCAAATGGTGGAAAGGGACGGAATGTAAAGAATGGGTAATTGTATCTGAAAGAGCAACTGCTGTACTATGTTACAGATGCGTAAATTTACATGTAGAAGCACCTGTTGAAAGAGGAGCGACAAATAGATCAGGTCATCCTAAAGGTTGGAAATTTATGAAACTTTATGTAGCGACTGACGGAACTGTATTTCATAAAGGTGTAGAACAAACAGACTTAAAAGGCACTTTACCAGTTACTGTTATTGAGCCAAAGGTAGAGAAAGTAAAATTATCTAAACAAGAAAAAGACGCTGCAATATTAGCGCTAGGTAAGGAAATAAAAGATTTAAAATCTGATTTAATTGTTGAAACTAGAAAAGGAAAGCGAGCTGAATTTACTAGAGCTTTAACAAGAGCTAATCGTGCTTTGAAAAAGTTAATGTAATATCTTTTTAATTACGAAAGAAAACCTTATATTACTTTAAATTAAAAATCGATATGACAAAGACAATAAAGATGGACACCATTTATGATGAGCCAATAAAACCAAAAAAGAAGATTGCTGATTTAGAGGATTCGAAAAAAGATGATGATACTTTCAATGAGATTGACTATGGATTAAATATAGACGAGTCTGTAATTTATATGCATGGTGATATTATGTTAGGTTCACTATTTGATTTTATTTCTAAAGTAAGAATTATTCTTAAAAATAGACCCGAAGAAAAAGCTCAAGATCCAATTAACTTATTAATTAATTCCAATGGCGGAGATGTATATGAAGCTTTAGGTATAATCGATTATATTGAATCTTTATCCGTGCCTGTTAATATTATAGCAAGAGGAAGAGCAATGTCTGCAGCGGCAATGATTTTAGCGTGTGGGACTGGAAAAAGAATTGCATCTAAATTAACTACTATTATGCTTCATGAAGCGTCGGCCGAAATATTTGGTAAGTCTGCAGATATAAAAGCAAATGCAGATCATATAGATGGTTTAGAAAATGACTTTTATACTATGATGGCCGAGAAAACAGGTCAGACTGAAGATTTTTGGAGAAAGTCTTGCAGAAAAGATTTTTATATTTCTGCAGCAAGAGCAAAAGAATTAGGAGTAATTGATGAAGTAATTTAATTTAAAGTTATGCACAAAATAGAAGATGTCGATAGACAATGGGACTTGTTAATGAATACTATTAACGATTATATTGAAAGTCCTAGAAAAGAAAAATTAACTAAAATGTATGAAGGGTTAGCAGAAAAGATTTGCACCGCACCTGCATCATCACATTCAACGAGACATAATTGTTTTCCTGGTGGTTATATTGATCACGTAAATAGAGTAGTAAAATGTTCATTAGAATTATATTCAACCTGGCAAGCTTCTGGCGCAAACGTAAGTAATTTTACAAAAGAAGAATTAGTGTTTTCGGCTTTGAATCACGATTTAGGTAAAATTGGAAATTCTAAAGAAGATTATTATATTCCTAATGATTCAGATTGGCACGTTAAAAGAGGTCAAGTATATAAAATTAATGGAAGACTAACCTTTATGAAAGTTCCAGACCGAAGTTTATTTTTACTTCAAGAATGTGGAATTGACGTTTCAGAAAATGAATTTTTAGCAATTAAATTACATGATGGTTTATATTCTAAAGGAAATGAATCTTATTTAATGGGAGGTCTTCCTGAATTTTCACTTAATTGCGATATGCCTATTCTATTACATCATGCTGACCATTTAGCTACATTGATTGAAGGTAATACTAATCATGCTACTGAAACTACAAAACAAGAACCAAAAGTAAAATTAAAATTATCTAATATCGGAGACCAGGTTACAAATGAAAGTTTGAAATCTGCCTTTGATGAAATATTTGGAACGCCATGATAGTATTAACAATTGTATTTATTTTAATCGTAGCTATATTAACTTATGCTATTTTTAATTTAATTAAACAAACAGAACAACTTGAAGACCAAGTATCTTATTATATAGACATAGTCGATGCTGTAAGAGAAAAGGTATTAGATGTTCAAGTTCAATTAAAAGAAATTGATATTAAAGGGTCATTTGAAGCTGATGATGAAGTTGGATTTGTATTTAAAGAAATCCAAGAGCTTGTAGATGACTTAACTAATACAATAAACGAAGCGTATGAGCAATAGCACAGAAGAAGCAGTAATAGAAGCTCCAGTAGTTGAAGTTATTGCAGAAGTTACAGAACCTAAAACAAGGGGACGTAAGCCTAAAAATAAACAATATTTCACAAAAGAAACTGAAAATGCAATTTTATTATATAATCAGTTAGAAAATGATTATGAGCGTAATAGATTATATGACGCTGAAATTAAATACCCTTTTGATAAATTAGTAGAAAATATTATTCACACTTTTAAATTTTATCACTTTGACGTTCCATATGAAGATGTTAAACATGAAGTGGTAGCTTTTTTAAATGAAAAAATACATAAGTATGTCGACCCGAATAAGGGTAAAGCATTTTCATATTTTTCTATCATTGCAAAGAATTATTTAATTATTCATAATAATGCAAATTATAATAAATTTAAAAATACTGAACCTACCGAGGCAATTGATGACCAAAGAAATATTATCAATGAAGTCTTAAGAGAAGAGGAAGTTGCTGAAAAGAAAGAGTTTATGGATTTGTTTGTAGAGTATATGGATAATAATTTAACCGTATTATTTAAAAAGCATGCAGATATTCAAGTAGCTGATTCAGTTTTAGAATTATTTAGAAATAGAGAGAATATCGAAAACTTCAATAAAAAAGCTTTGTACATTTTAATTAGAGATAGGACCGGAGTAAAAACTCAATATATTACAAGGGTAGTAAATGCAATGAAAAATGCATATGCTGAAATGTATTTCACTTATAAACATACCGGAAATGTTTCTTTAGATAAAGCGAGATTTAAAAAATCAGAATTCCTAGAATAAAGATATTTATTTTAAAGGAATTTATGGATTTTGATATAGAAATTTTTAAGGGAAAGAAATTTTCCGATTTGATGAAAGACATTTACTCTAATAGTTCTAAAAAGGACCGTCAGATTAATATGTTGATTGGCGAGTTAAGACCGCTAATTAAAAACATAGGGGATGCAACAGTAATTGTACCTTTAATCAAAGAATATATAGAAGTAGGTGTTAAGAATGATGAACATCTAGTAAAACTAGCCGCTGTAGTCCAACGGTTAGTTTCTACTAACAATAGAGTACAAACTGATACTGGTAACTCTTGGATTTTATCTGAAGAGGAGAAGAAACAACTTCTAGGGGAGTTAGATGGGCTTGCACAAGATGAAGAAGTGATCAACAAAAAAGTAGTTGAATTAACTTCACAGCAAGATCAAATTGAAGCAGAGCTTAATGATATTATAGACGGATTGAATTAATATGAAATATGAAATCTCAGCCGGCGAAGTTTTAGAAGTAATTTATTCTGATGATAATCCAAACTTAATATACGGATTGAAAGTTAAAGAATTTGCTTCAACACCTGCTTCAGACGTAGCAGAAGTCACTACTGTAACTGCAAAACCTTTAAATGTAGGTTTCTTAAGAATTCCTATCGTAGGAGAAGCTGTGTTATTAGTTAAAGCACCTTCGTCATATGGTACTGCAGTTAGAACTACTAGCGATACATATTATTTAGATGTAGTATCACTACAATCAAGTATACATCATAACGCATTACCTACAATTACTGCAAAGACAGTTCAAATAAATGCTACTGCTGGAGATGCTAGTAAATATAATTCTGCAGCTGCTGGAAATACTAATAAACCACAAGACCCTAAAGTAGACGATAACTTCTCTGAAAACGATAAGGTTAGACCTTTACAACATTACATAGGAGATATGTTAATAGAAGGTCGATATGGAAACTCAATTAGGTTCTCTACAACACCTAAATCAGGTAAATTTACCGTTCCTCCGAAATGGTCAAACGGCAAACCTGCTGCTCCAATAACTATATTTAGAAATTCTGTTCAAGAAAAAGGAGGAAAGATAAATGGATTTATTACTGAAGACTTTAACAAGGAAGATAATGTAATAGTTCAAGCCTCTGGACAAAATATAGAATTTGAACAAGCTTCTAAAGTATTATCTTCAACTAACAAATATAGTTTAACTTCTTGGAAAGATGAAAATTGGGGAACGACTCCACAAACATTAATATCATCAGGCAGAATTGTATTTAATAGTTTTCAAAAAGAAATTATAGCATTTGCTAAAAAAGGTATTGCATTATCTTCCGAAACTGCAATTACAATTGACGCTAAAGATATGGTATCTCTTAATGCTAAAAAGATGGAATTAGGAACTGATTCATCAGAACCATTAATTCTAGGTAATAAATGGAAGAAATGGATGGAAGATTTAATAGATGCTATTGGAGCATTAACTGATATATCTCCGGTAGGTCCATGCGCTCCTACTAAGTCAGATCCTCAATGGGGAAAGATTGCTTCATTGAAATCGCAAATACCTACTTTATTAAGTGATATTTCATTTACAAAAAAATCGTAAAATACTAGTAAATTAATAAACTAAATAATTATTAAAAAGAATAATATGAACTCAAAAGATTTTATACAAGCGCTTCGAAAAGTAATTCGTGAAGAAGTTTCGACAGCAGTTCGTACAGAGTTAAAGCAGTTTGGTTCCGTAATCACAGAAACAAGAAAACCTACTAGACAAGAGCCGGCGCCAACATACACTACCGCATATAAACCAAAACCTAAACCAAAGCAGCAATTTTCAAAAAATTCTATGCTTAATGACATTTTAAATGACACTGGAGGATTTCGTTCTGAAAATCCATACGCAGCATTAAATGAAAATGTGGTTGATTATAGTGAAGACTTTGAAGATTGGCCGACAATGCAAATGGGAGCAAGACCTTCAATGGGTATGTCTAGAGCTGCTGCAATACCAACAGTAGATCCTGAAGGAAGGCCGATTAATCCAGCAAATGTACCTGAAGAAGTAGTAAATGCAATTACAAAAGACTATTCAGCGTTAATGAAAGCAATCAATAAGAAAAAAGGCTTATAATGTCATACGAAAAAAGATATAATACAATTGACTTACTTCCAGACGTAGCTGTCGGAATTAAAATTCCTATGTTAAGGGGAGACGGAGTTCTATTTGATTTATCTTATTCGACTGAAGAGCAAGTAATTTCAAATTTAAAGAATTTAGTTCTTACTAGAAAAGGAGAAAGAGTAATGCAGCCTGAGTTTGGTACTACATTACAAGATTCATTATTTGAACAAAATACAGATTTGCTAGTAGCGTCTATTAGAAATTCTATACAAGATGCTGTTAAATTTTGGTTGCCTTATGTTAGTTTAGACGTAATTACAGTAGACCCAGTTATAGCAGTTTTAGGTAACCAAGAAGAGCATGGAGTAACTATATCCTTAGTAATTTCATTAAATGGACAACAAGCAGAAAAACCAATTACATTTTTAGTAACAGCAAATTCAATCGAATTAACATAATATGGCACAGACTAAAAAAGATATAAGATATCTTAATAAAGATTTTGGACAATTTAGAGCAAACTTAATCGAGTTTGCAAAGAATTATTTTCCAAATACTTACAACGATTTTAATGAAACCTCTCCTGGTATGATGTTTATAGAAATGGCATCCTATGTTGGAGACGTTTTATCATATTATACAGACAATCAATTAAAAGAGTCGTTTTTACAATATGCAGATAATAGACCAAATATTTTAGCATTAGCTCAAAATGTTGGATATAAAACAAAAAATACAATTCCAGCAACAGTTGATATTGACGTGTTTCAATTATTACCTGCTAAAACTACTGCCGAAGGAAAAGCACCTGATTGGTCATATGCTCTTACATTGAAAGAAAATATGATTATACGAGATGATAAAACTAATGCAGAATTTAGAACGTTATCGTTAGTAAACTTTTCAGTATCTAGCAGTATTAATCCAACAGAAGTGTCTGTATATCAAGTTAATGACAATGACAATACTCCTGAATATTATTTATTAAAGAAAAAAGTTAAATCAATAGCAGGTACAATTCAAACTAAAACTTTTAATTTTGGAAATGCAAAAAGGTTTGATAAAATATTAATTGAAGACACTGATGTTATAGAGATAATGTCTATAACAGATTCAGACAATAATAGTTGGACGGAAGTTCCATTTTTAGCTCAAGATATGGTGTTTGAAACTATTTCAAATACAGTGCAAAACGACCCAGAACTATCTCAATATAATGATATTCCATATCTTTTAAAATTGAAGAAAACTGCTAGACGATTTATAACTAAATTTAGATCTGATAAAAATTTAGAAATTCAATTCGGCCCGGGGGTATCTGACAATGACGACGAAGAATTAATTCCAAATCCAGACAATGTAGGTTCTAGTTTAAATGGATTACAAATTCAATTTGATCACCCTATAGATCCTTCAAATTTTATGTATACTAAAACATATGGTTTAGCGCCTTCTAATACAACATTAACTGTTAAATACACAACAGGAGGAGGTCTTAAATCTAATGTTGCTGCTGGAACATTAAAAAATATTGCTAATATAGAATACCAAATAGATTCTCAAAACTTAGATGGTGCGTTAGTAGCTAGAATTAAAGCTTCAGTAGCATGTACTAATCCTTCACCAGCGTCAGGTGGTAAAAGTGAAGAGACTTTAGAAGAAATTAGACAAAATGCAATGGCAACATTTGCTACTCAACAAAGAGCTATTACCGCTCAAGATTATATTATTAGATGCTATTCATTACCTGCTAAATTTGGATCTGTAGCAAAAGCATATGTAATTCAAGATCAACAAATTAATCCTGATAATGGACAGCAAATGATTCCTAATCCATTAGCAATTAACTTATATACTTTAGGTTATGATAAAAATGGTAATTTAGTTGAATTGAATCCAGCAGTAAAAGAAAACTTAAAAACATACATTAATCAATATAGAATGTTAACCGATGCTGTAAATATTAAAACAGCATTTGTAATTAATATTGGAATTACTTTTGAAATAATTACTTTACCTGAATACAATTCAAATGAAGTACTTATCAAATGTGTTGATAAAATGAAATCTATATTCGACAGTAAAGTATGGCAAATTAATCAGCCAATAGTAATGTCAAAAATATATACAGAATTAGATAGGGTAGAAGGAGTTCAGTCAGTTACCTCTGTAAGAATAGTTAATCTATATAATACCACAGACGGGTATTCAGGAAATGTATATGACATTCCAGCTGCGACAAAAGCTGGAGTAGTATACCCTTCTTTAGATCCAAGTGTTTTTGAAGTAAAATATCCTAATTCAGACATAGTAGGAAAAGTCGTTTCTTTATAAAAAAATTAAATTATGATTTGGTCAATACCAGCATTACAAGATACAACCATATATGAAAAAGATCCGTATAGAAATGCGGGACTAGATCAAATATTAGAACTTCGAAAAGAAGGAGATACAACTACTAGCGACTTAACTGAATCTAGGATATTAATGAAATTTGATCTTTCTGAATTATCTACAATTTTATCACAAAATGGAATATCTATCAACGATATATCTGCTAGTTTAAAATTATATACAGCTCAAGAAGATGAATTACCAGCTTCATATACAATAGAAGCTAAAGCATTGTCAAATATTTGGACAAACGGTTCAGGATATCACTATTTTCCTGCAGGAAACCAAAATCAATCATCACTTACTGACGGAGCTACATGGATTTTTACTCAAGGTACAGGCTCTGCACAATGGACATCTGGAAGTGGAACTGTTATTCAATTCAACGAAACTCAAGGAGGAGGAGCTTGGTTCACCGCATCTATAGCATCTCAATCTTTTAATTATAAAACTCAAGATACTGTTAACTTAGATATTACTACGATAGTAAAAAATTGGTCTAATAATGTTTATACTAATAATGGAGTAGCAATTACATTTAAAAACGCAAATATAACAGGATCAAATATACCAAATACAAAAATTCAATTTCACTCATCTGACACTCACACAGTATACGAGCCGCAATTGTACATTAGCTGGACAGGAAGTTTAACATATTCCACAGGTTCATTAACTCAAATGACTTATGAAGATGATCCAATTGTGTATGTAAGATCTTTCAATGCAGAATTTTTAAAAGATAAAAAGAATAGAATTTTAATTGCAGCTAGACCTAAATATCCTAGACCTGCATTTACTCAAAACTCTACATTTGCTGGAATTAAAGCATTGCCTCAAAATTCTTATTATCAAATTAAAGATGCGCATAACGATCAAATAATTATTCCTTACGACAACTCAACTAAAATTAATACTAATACTTCAGGAAGTTATTTTGATTTTTATACAACAATGATGTATCCTGAAAGATATTATAAATTTGAAATTCAAGCAAATTTCACAAATTTCACAGAATACTTTTCATCAAATGAATTTATTTTTAAAATAGTTAAATAAAATGGCAATATACGAGTTACATGAATTTGACAGAGATAAAGTATTTACTGGAGAAATAATTCCTTCTAAAGTAGTACATATAAAATTTAATCCTTACGAAAAAAATTCTGTAGGTCAGACTGTTATTGATAATAATAAAGATTTAAGTCAAGTTAGAAATTTCATAAACTTAAATACTATAAAAGTCTCTCAAGAAAAATTCAATCAAGTTGTTGATATTGAAATTAAAGAATTTTTACCTAGCGTAATTGATACTACAATTGCAGATTTATCAAATAAAGTTTCGGAATTAGAAGGAGTAAAAGCAGAATTACAAGCTACTAATCAATTAGATACAGAAAAGATAAATAGATTAAATGATCAAATTGCTACATTAGAAGCAAAAGCTAACATGACACCTAAGGTATTAATTAATAAAATACCTGATACATTAATGGCTAAAAGTTCATTGGTATCTAGCACTGCTAAAGATAGATTGTTATCTAAAGGTAGGCAAGCTATAGCAGTTATTGAAGACACTGGAAAATTTACGATATACACAGGAGAGTTTGACGAATTTGGAAAACCGCTGCCAAATACCACACCAGAAATTCAATTTCAAAAATCAGTTGTCGACAGTGACCAAGTTAGTTTTGTAGATCGATCATATCCAGCATGGGGTTCATTTATGAATACATATGGTATTTGGCCATCAACATCTAATGAAGAAAATACAACCGGCATCTTTAAAAGAGATGTATATATAGAAAATGACGGTAATTATGGATTTAATACGACTGCTGACGATTCATGTATTGTATCTATAGATAATGTAAAAGTTGCTGACGGTCAAGGATTCACAACTAATATACCTAATATAACTAGCCAAAAAGCTTTGTTAACTAAAGGATGGCATTCATTAAAAATTGCGTATAGTAATGGTGGCGGCCCGGGAGGTTTTGCTTTAACAATTACAGCTCCAGACGGTCCGGTAGTTCCAGTAACAAAGCAAGTCACTACTAAAGAATGGGTAAAAGACGGTGGATTCTTTAACTTTCTGCAATATAAAGATGTTACTAAAACAGTTACTGTATATGAAGCATCTCCAAAAGGAAGAGTAATATGGGATACTAGAACATATAAAGCAGCAAATGCTAAAAACTCAACACTTCCTATAGAAGCCAGCGGAGCTCCTTATGTAATGTGGATTTTTCCAGGCGGATCAGATAATGATGGTCAAGGTCAAATTGAATTAGCTAAAACTAAACCTTCTTGGGATGTAGTTTGGGGTTCAGGAAGAACTAAATTATCAAAAGCTGCAAAAGTTATTTTAGATGACAATGGTATATTAAACTTATATGAAGGTAAATCTTTAGTTTGGTCATCATACGCATTTTAATACCTACAATCTTTAACTTTGATATTTATATTAAAGACAAATATAAATGCTGACAGTTTACACAAATCAGAATGAAATTCTAAAATCAACCGGAGCTGCTCAAGGTTCTAGGTTAGAAACTGTTGATAAAGAACTACTTGATGTAAGGAATTTTTCTATTACATTTCCTAAAGGGTCTCAGCCTAATTTAGAAATGCACGTTTATACTCCTGATGGGGTATATTTAACGGGTAATCATAAAACTTTATATTCAATTGAAAGCAATGATAATACCTCTCAAAAGGTAGCATATCAACATTTATCTATTGACAATGTAAAAGAGTTAGAATCTTTAGGAATTACTAGAGGTCAGTATAAAATTGTATACAATTTATTTGATAATCTTTTAGGTTCATACGAAGGGCAAAAAGCTTTTATAAAGGAAATATCTCCTTCTAGAAGAGAGTTAAGAGTTCAATTATCACAATCAAGCCCAGGTCTTGTAACTCAATTAAAAGCATTTAAAACAAGATGGGAAGAATTAACGAGTAATGATATCTTTGATTCATTCGTTATTAATTTTGGATTTAATGAAACCTATCAAATTATCAATTTAAGATTTGATATAGATTCAGATATACCTGAGATAATTGTTAAGCTTTACGAACCGCTTCCTTCTAAATACGGAGAAAAATCTAAAATTTGGGTTTCTGAAGAAATTTTAGTTCCTGTAATAGATTCAGTTTCCATAGTACCTAAACATATAGGAGACCCAGTTAATACATTAGCAGCTCCTAATTTTGAATTAGAAGGTACTGACGGGGCTTCAATTGCTACTAATTTTAAATCTTGGAATGATTTACTATCTGAAAATATGTCTACTTCTCAACAATTAGTAGATAATTATTTTTCAGGATCATTGTCAGGAATTAAATTAAATATAAATTATAGAGACTTTTCTAACTTTATTCATTATGGCTCTGCAGTAGAAAGAGTTAAGAATTTCAAATATAAACTTGAATTAATCGAGTACTTTACTGGTCAATTAGATATGTTAACTACCGTAGCAGACTCTACGACGGTTAATATTAATATTCAAGATACATACAGAAAAAGAAATAAAGTAGTTTCAGGATTTGACGATTTTGAAAAGTATTTATTTTTTGAAAATTCAGGAAGTGCTTTATATTCTCATGTAGATGATATTTCTGGCTCTATTAATCCATGGCCTAAAAAAGGAATAACAGGTACGACATATACTTGGTCAACGGCCTATGAATATTGGGATCACGCAGCTGCAACATGGGACACTTATAAAAGTGGATATGACCCTTATAGTTATTTTGCAGATTTATATTTGACGACTGAAGCGACAGCAGCAACATATTATTACGATTTGCTAGAGCAAGCAGAAATTTATGATAAATTCAATGTACATGCTTTAACAAATACAGTGCCAATGCAAATTCAAAATTCGTCTGATGGCGAAGATTATGCATTGTTTGTAAACATGATTTCACAACATTTTGATATTTTATGGACTTACATTAATAATTTAACTTCTATAAAATTCAGAGAAGAGCATCCTAAAGATGGAATGGCAGACGATTTACTTTATCATGTAGCAAACTCAATGGGATTCAGTTTATTAAATGGTAAGTCAGCTTCTGAATTATGGAAATATTCGTTAGGTACAAATTCAGATGGGTCAGTTAATTCAGATTCAATTCCATTAGTTACTACATTATCTGACGAGTCAAATACCAAAGAAGTTTGGAGAAGAATTGTAAATAACTTACCTTATATATTAAAGACAAAAGGAACATCTAGAGCAATCAAAGCTTTGATGACCTGTTTTGGTATACCACAATCTGTATTGACAATTAAAGAATATGGCGGACCGTCTACATTTACAGATGCTGATCATTTCCCAGAATATGTACATGACGTGTATCATAAAGCATGGAATGCAAACGGATTGACTGCAGTTACTATAAGTAATTTAGATAGTTTAGCTCCTGTAGCAGGATCTAATTCATTAGAATTTAGATTTAAAACAGATAACAATTATACGTATAATTACGGAGAAAATTATTTAATTGCAGAAAGTGCAAACGCCGCGGATAATCCTGAGTGGCAATTATTATTAACTCGATCTAACACTTATAATAATTTAGGAAAAGTTATATTCAAAGATTTAATAGACGGCGAACAAATTGATGTTGTTAATTTAGAAATATTTGATAATAGTTGGCACACTGTAACTTTAGAAGAAAATTTTAATTATGGGTTACCTACAATATTAAAAGTTGCTAAATCACTTTATGGAAAATCTATTTATATAAATTCCGGATCTACAGTATCTACTCCTAACAACTTATTTGCTAATTCTAGATTTGTATATTTTGCATCAAATCCAAACGAGCCCTTCACTCATCCAGCATCTAGATTTAAAGGTCATATTCATGAAATTCGTTTTTGGTCTGGTTCGCTAAATGATGATACTCTTATAGAGCATGCTGCATCTCCAGCTTCTTATACATATGACGTTAATAGAAATATTACGACAACGGGAGAAGAAGCTTTGAAACCATATAATCATTTATTAGCTAGGTATCCATTAAACAATTCTGAATTTGACGTAGATAATACTAATAGACAATATTCAGTACACCCTAACCAAACAATAAATGTAAAAGGATCAGCTTCTAACGCTTATTTAACTGTTTCAACCATCGCTAATTTTGTTTTAGAAGGATTTGAAGAGACTTATTATACACCGTCTCCTTCGCTAGGAGGTTCTAGTTTATATACAAATAAAGTAAGAATTGAATCTTCTTCATTAGATCGTAATAAGAGATTGAATACTAAAACAAGGGTTGAGAAATCTTCTTTTGATAGATACTCTATAGATTCTAATAGAGTAGGCGTTTACTTTTCTCCTCAAACTGCAATTAATGAAGACATCTTCAATCAATTAGGATATTTCGAAATTGATGATTATATAGGAGATCCAGGAGATGTTTACAGTGAATCATATAATGAATTAACTACATTTGCTAGCAATTATTGGTTAAAATATGAAAATCGAAATGACTTTGAAGCTTATTTCCGAGCTTTAGAAATTTACGATTTTACTTTGTTTAAGTATATTAAAAGATTACTTCCTCAAAGGTCAAATGCAATTGTTGGATTAGTAGTAGAACCTAATGTTTTAGAACGAAGTAGAGTAAGATTAAACAGAAAGCCTACTATAGAAGATTTAACAAACGAGACAGTAATTGCTCAATTTGATCTTCCAATGGGTATGGAGTATGAAGATTTAGAAGGGGCTATTGATGAATCAATATTACCTCCTAATATTGATTTCGACGCTAATAAACAAGCAGAATTAGATGGTATTCAATTAAATACTAATATTGATTTCGATTCTGAAAAGCAGGCTATATTAAATGGAGTGCAATTAGATACTAATATTATCTATGATCAAGCTGGAGAAGGTAATTTGCCTGGAATTCAATTAGAACCTTCAATGAATTACGATGCTAATAAACAAGCTGCTTTAGAAAGTACAAATCCTTCATTAACAAATTCAAGTGTTATTAAATCAAAAGATGGAACTGTACTAACTAAAATAGATACTATTAATAAAACAGGTAACGCATGGATTCAAAATAGATATATTGGTCAATACAAACTAACTCAGTCAAGTTCATATACTCCAATACAAAGACAAGTTTCTGGTTCAAGAGAATCTACGACTTTACAAAAAATTAATTTATTTTATAGCAGTGTAGCATCAGCATCAGCTCAACTTCCATATTCATCTAGTTACTCATTTGCAGAAGTTAATAGAGAAACTTCAGCTGGTTGGCGAAATGCTAGGTATGTAGGATGTAAACTTACTGCAACAGCTATCAACGTAAATTCACCTCAAACTGTAGACGGAGGACCAGTAGTTAAAGTAACTAAAGTTAATCCAAATAAAATTATATTCGCAAACGGTCAATTGACAACCGTAGACGAAGCCAATACAGGAATTAGAAAGAAATCAATTTAAAATAAAAACTTAGATTTTTAAACATTACATATTTATTTAAAAGAAATTATATATTATGGGATACTTAAATAATAGCACAATCACTGTTGACGCAATCTTAACAAAGAAGGGTAGAGAATTGCTAGCACGTGGTAAAGACGAATTTAAAATTACTCAATTTGCATTAGCTGATGATGAAATTGATTATGATTTGTGGAACCCTGCACATCCATTAGGAACAAACTATTACGGAATCATCATTGAAAATATGCCATTGGTAGAAGCAACAGCTGATGAATCTAATATTATGCGTTACAAATTGGTTACATTACCAAAGAAAACTGCAAGAATACCAGTTATATCAGTGTCACAAACGACAGCGACACTTACCTCTCCAGGTCAAGTATTTACAATTGTTCCAACAACGACAAACTTTACTTCAGGTAATGCAACTTTAGGATATACTGCAATTTTATCTAATTCAGATGTATGTTCATTGCAAGTTGTAAGTCCAGTATTAGCAGGTGTTAGTCCAACAGTTCCTAGATTTATTGGAGATGCGGAAGCTGCGACCTCAGTATCAGCAGTTGGATTTAGCTTTAATATTATCGCAAAACAACAATTGGTTTCAGACGTTGCTGCTACAGTAACAATAATTGGAAATGAAACAGGAGGAAGAACAACATTAACAGTAACAGTTAAGAAAACATCATTAGCAACATCAACAGGTACTCCAATTACTAATGCTAGATAAATTAATAATTTTTAATAAAATAAAATATTAGTATGGCATTTAATGACGCATTAAGTAAATTCAACGTCGCAGCAGTGTATGAAGGTAAAGCGATAAAAACTCCTGAATCTGCTACCGTTTTTATAATTCAAAACGGTAGAAAATTCGGATTTAATAGTCAACTTGGCTATGATACATATGCAAAACTAAACCCGGGTTTAGGGTTAGGTCCTACATTCGGGCCAGGTTCGACAGTTTTAACTGTTACTGCACAAGAGGCCGCTTCAATAGCTTCTGGAGGATTTGTTAATGACAATGGAATTATAATTCCTAGCTCTCCTGCTATAGCAGCATCAGCACAATTAATAGAAGAGTCAATTGACTTAAGAGCTCGGTCGCTAGCTAATGAATTTGTTAAGCAAATTCAAGATCAGAAGCAACAAATAGCATCTGGAAGAGTATTTACTAGATTTGAGCCAGTATCCGATGTTTTAGAAAATCAGCAAGTTCAAGTAACAGCAGGATTATTTACTAACAATGCCGCTACCATGTCAGTAGCGTTTACATCGTCAGCTCAATCAACAACTTCTAAAAATTATTATTACGAGTCTTGGAATGGAACTGCCACGACTTCAGAAGCTCAATATTCAGTAGCATATGGGCATAGAAAAGGTTCAGGATCTTCAGCAGCAGGAACGCTAAATGACTCTCCTTCAAGAGCAATTTATTCTCAATATAGATTGTTGCTATTGAATCCAGGAGACACTACATTTACCTTTGCAGACGGGACATCTTCAGATTCTATATATGCTATTAATTATAATAGAGCGAGATTAAAAGATAAATTAGATCCAGGTAACTGGCAAATAACGTTAGCTCAATTATCAGGCTCGTCTGTACCAAATACATCGCATACAGGATCAAATGTTAAGTTAGCAAATAGTCCTAATTTCATTACATTAATTGACGATTCAGGAGATTTATTTAATACAGGTACTGCTGGAACTGGAAATGTTTATAATATAGTTTCCGGCTCGCTAACAAATGGAATTTTTAATCCATCAGCTCCTAAATATTACGGATTGATGTATCCTAGTTTAGGTGTAGTTATTCTTAATGATGCTATACTAAGCGTTTCAGCATCATTTAATACTGTAACAGGATCGAATATTTCAGGAGATAATGCTTGGAAATTATTTACTTCAATTTCAGGAGCAATGGCATCAAGTGTAAGTTACGCTATGCAAGCTAGAAATATTGAAACTATTACATCAACTCATTATTTCGTAAGAGTGAAAAATGGAGAGTATAATTTTTCAAATAACCCAACATTTATAACTGGTTCTGTAGGAGAATTTTCTCAGCCAACATTTATTGGAGATCCTAAAACATATTTAACAACAATTGGTATGTATAACGATAGACAAGAGCTGTTAGCAGTTGCTAAATTATCTCAACCAATACAAAAATCATTTTCAATTGAAACCTTAATTAAGGTTAAATTGGATTTCTAATAACAATTAATTAATACAATATCAATATGATAAGGTTCATAGATAATTCATTCGATTCTGG